GCCTTCTTTGCACCACGCCCTGCCTTAGCAGCAGCCTTTTTCTTTGCCGGAGCTGGTTTTGATTTAGCTCCCTTTGCCATACCTAACAATGCTGCCATACCCATAGCTTTACCACGTGATGCAGCTGCGTTCTTCACCATTATCCTATACCTCTATTTAACTCTATTGAGTCTTGGATTTTTCTTCTTATCCGCAGCTGACGCATTGCGGTTTGAAGACGCTAGGATTTCTCCAGCGGATTTAACTGCCATGTTAGCAGTCCCACGCTCGTAAGGATTTATTGATACGGCTATTTGGATCGTTAGCCGTTTTAGCGCTAGTACGCGAACGCTTCATGCCTTCCATTCGAGCACAAAATGACTTGCGCCTACCAGCATCTTTAGGTGTTTTAGGATTAGGAGCAGGTGGTTTCAAGTTAGAACCAGTAGTCCTATTGTAGTGCGCTCGACCAGCAGCATTTAATCCACCTGCAGGATTTTGATACTTCTTAACTACACCCATTTAATGCACCTCAGCACTATCATACACTACCTACCATGGCAAGACATTACTTGCGGTAGAATGGAAATATGATGCAATTATCCAAGCGGGAAAAAGAAGTTGTTACCTTATTAGGTAAAAATAAAACGTCAAAAGAAATAGCCCTTGAACTACAAATTAGTCCAAGGACTGTACATTTCTATTTAGAAAACGCTTACTTCAAACTAGGTGTAAGTGGTGTTGGCGCAAGACAGAAAGCTTACAACATAGCATTAGTAAATAAGTTATTAGATTAATCGTCAGCAAACGGATCTTCAATATCCTGATTATTGTTTTGAGTTGGTTTACGACTAACTGGTTGGACAACATCTGATTGTTCTTTACGTGAGTCAAGAAGTGACCAGTTATCTACAATAACTTTAATAGCTTGCATTTTTACGCCATCTTTATTTGTGTACTTGTCTATCTGGACCTTACCGCTTACTGCTATTAATCGACCCTTCTGTGCATACTCGTTTAAAGCCACACCAGAGTTTCCAAATAATGTACAGTTAAAGAAGTCAGCTTCTTTGTCTTTGGTTTTACGATCTACAGCAATGCAAAAGGTTGTATAACTTTTACCAAGTTGTGATTCTTTTGTTGACGGATCTTCAGTCAATCGTCCTACAAGTGATACGTTATTAAACATTCTTTCCTCCGTTTTGATTATACCGTATTACGGTATATGCAGTTCATTTTATTCACAGTAAACTCTTGTTATGGCACGTGAAATTAAACAGATGAAACCAGACGGCATCTATAAAACCGGCATGGCGAGTGGCATGAGAATACTGAGACTTGCCCAAGCTGCGGTAAGAAGAAATCTGAATGTGGTTGTGACTACGATTGAGTTTTAGCTTTGCAGTATTCTTCAATTGAATCAACAACCTGCTGAGCAAACACATCGCTATGGGTAACGGTTGCAACCAAGTACCAGATAGCTTTATTAATGTCATCGTTATATGTTGAACCGGGTTTATCTCCAGCGCGTTCAATGTATTTAACGGCATTAAACTCTGCCCATGTTAAATCCCATTCCCATGCACAATGCACGGTTTGAATCTTGTGTTTTCGATAGTGGGCGTTATCCATTAAAACTCTCCGGTAGAGCCAAATCCACCTTGACCTCTACCTGACGTCTCTTCAAACAAATTGCCAGTCTGCACAATGGTTACATGGCATCTTTCAACAGGACACAATACAAGCTGTGCTATTGCCATACAGTCAACAACAACAAACTGCTCTTGACCTGCGTTATGCAATATGACTTGAATCTCACCTTGGTAATCTGCATCTACAGTACCCGGTGAATTAAGTACATATACTGAATACTTTAATGCAATACCACTGCGTGATCGCACTTGTAGTTCGTATTCCGGATCCATCTTTACTCGCCAACCAGTGGGAATAAGAGCTGTTTGTCCGGGCTTTATAACAACTTGTTTTTTTAAATATGCTTTTACATCAAGACCACTAGCCAGTTGCGTTTTGCGCACTGGCTCGTGACCTGCTTGATGCTCATCGTTACCACACCATTGGAACTCTAAGCTTTTAGATTTCATACGGTGGTTTCCGTAAGCTTCTTCATTACGTGCTTTAGTGCAACATAGGCTAATTCATTAAGCCATTTGCTTGGGACTTTTACATCTTTCTTTAAAAGAATTGCTGTTACAGCAAGATCTTCGAGTGTGTATTCACCATGCAAATTGTCATTAACCCAAAGGCCATACTTGTCTGGCGTTAATTGCACAACTTCGATATCTGATTGATTACTCTTCTTTAAGATTGTCATCTTGGTTCTCCATTAATTTACTGATTGCCTTGATGGCAATATCTTGCATAAAACGCCAAGGTATCTTGGCTCCCTGACCCTGTACGGTATCAAGAAATAACACTGCCTCTGGCAATGAAAACACTACTGTCGAGTAATCTTTCCACTTAATTACATATACGTCATCTTGCCTGTGTATGACTTCTACGTCTGAGTCATACCCTTGTGCTATCATTAACGTGCTTACGCAACCCATAGATTCCATTACATGTGGTACTCATTAAATGCTGCTGTTGCGTTAGGCAGTACTTTACATAACACATTCCAGCAATCATTAGCAATCTCACGGTGTTCTTGCTGCGTATGAGCACTCATTCGCACTCGGCAGTAATGTAGCCAGTCACGTACATTACCCTTCATGTACAGGCGTGTACCGACGCACAGTGGCAGTACCATTCGGGCTGACTCTAAAGCCACACCAGATTTAACAAGATCATCGTAAGCTCGAATAGCAACCAACACAGGAGCCAGTGCTTTGTTATCCATTTGGTATTGTGTTTCAGGATCTTCAAACATAACACTGCCTTGCCGATTACTACTACCTTTACGGCGCATTACTGGAAGATCTAACTCAATTTTACTTGGATTAGCATAACGTTGGCTAAATTCTTGAAAATGAAAACTTCTATGTCGTAAGATTTGTGCTGCAATAGCCCTTGATGTGTAGATTTCCATAACAACATCTACCATTTCAAATACAGACCAATGACCTTCTCGCATACAGTAATGTAAAAGTCTTACGTATTCAGGGTTGTCTTCATTGTCAGATGAAACACGGGCAAGGTGAATCATAAACTCTTCTGCATCGGGTTGAACGTACTTAAGTGTTGCTGCCATATTCTTCTCCATCCCCAGTACGGGACTCGAACCTGTACTCTTTGCAGAAACGGATTTTAAGTCCGTCGTGTCTACCATTCCACCAACTGGGGTTGTGGTTAATTATACCGTAAGTATATAAAACCCCCTTCACAGAGGGGCTTTTTTTATCGATATCCTTGGGTTTTACGTGCAATTGATTTTGGTTGTGCTACGTACTGTTTTCCGGCTTTATTTCCTGCAGCTTTAGCACGGTTGGTAGCAGCTTTTTCTCCGGATGATAAAGCACCCCACGCTTTTTCAGGGAGATAGCGTTTTTTGCCTTCACTGGGAGACCCATCACTGGTTTTCCACTTCTGATCTGTCCATTTAGCTAGGCTATTGTTGCTTGTTTTAGGGCCTTTATAGCCTCCACCAGACTTCTTATACTGTTGAGTTGCAAGTTGCGCTTTACGGGCGGACCACTCGCCGGGATCTCCACCCTTTGTACCTGATTTGACTCGCGAGACAATAGCTTTCCACTTACTTGGATCCGTTTTCTCCGCTGATGCCATTGTCGTTGCTCCTGTCCTTTACTTCCTCAATGACTATATTTGGTAATTTGCTTATTTCCCACATTGCAAAGTACTTGTCAAAGTCTAATTCACTTAATGACCTGATGTCTACATCAACTTCAACCAACCATTTTTTAAATTTCAGGTAATCAAAGTACCCAGCAATGTAGTCATAGACATAAAACACTAACGATGTTATTGCGACACCAACAATAAACGCTTGCAATATAGTCATTACATCTCCAATGTATCTTTAACAAGTACTGTACTTCCTTTACCGCGAACGTCCCTAGAATGGACTGCATTTAAAGTAAGCATAAGTCCACCTTTAGGGAGAGTGGGAGAATCCCACAGTGCAGCATATGAATCTCTACGCCCATGTTTTAACAACTGCTCGCTAGTTGTTCCTACATATGTGTCAAAGTATGATCCAGTACGCAGTGTAAGCACATCTCGTGTCATCACTCTGTTCTCTGGCACAACAACACTCTTGTTAAACGTTACCTTGTTGTCCCTGCCAGCTTGCCTGTGATGTGTATGCCCACGCCAAATAGCGTCTGCACCTTCTATCCACATAGCTGCCCTTGAAAAGGTGATAGCGCCCTTAGTTACTGGCGCGGCGCCCCCGGCTCCGTGGTGATAGTGAATGACGTAGTGTCCGTAATGAGTGTCGCTAAAAGGACGCAGTTGTACATGAATGAAGCCGTGATATCCGCCATATTGAATCTTACCGTCAGCACCATTTAGCATTACGATTAAATGCTTAACAGGCTCTATGTGGTGGTATCTTGCGACGGCATCATCATGATTTCCATCTCCAATCATAATAATGTCATCTTTATATGGAGCTAGGATTTCATATGCCCACCGTATAGATTCGCCAAGCATATCGTCTCCAGCGTCGTATAAACGAGGGTGAAGATTATTAGCGCGATATCGTTTGCGATCACCGGGAAGTATGGCGTCGAATACATCACCATTAATAAGTATCTTAGCTCCGCGCTTTTTTGCATCGGCTAATTCCTTTTCAATCAGTTTGTAATCTACGTGTAAGCCACCTATGTGTAGATCACTCATCAAACACAGCACAAATGGACTTTGATCCGTTATGTATTCAATTACTGTCATTGACTGCCTCCTACTATCAACTGGTGTTTGTAGTATAACAACAAAAAAGACCAGCGTGGCTGACTGGTCTTAATTGTTTGCAGAGTTAGAATTTGTCGGGCAAGAAGAGGAGGTTTCTGGCCTTTCAAAGCTCACCTCTCGGTGGCGATCTAACTATACCATCCCGGTGCGTTTACATGCATGGGGAATCTATTTAAATTTGAGGAGCTTAGAATACGATGTACCTGACATGGCTTCTGCTGCTTGCTTGTTACTTACCTTTGTATACACAGGTTTATTGACAGTAGCTTTGATTTCTGGACTGGTTTTGTTCATAACATTTATATAAGCAGCATGCTGTTTAGCTTGCGCTCCCATGTCCTCAACTCGTTTATCACGATCCTCTTTCAATCCATGTCGGATATATTCTGCGTTACGTCGATTCCTATTCTGCAGCTGTGGTGTGTTGTATTGTCTGCCTTCTTCATGCATATCTATACCTCACATCGATTATACTCCTACTGCTGGGATCGAACCAGCGACCGTCCGGTTAACAGCCGGATGCTCTACCGCTGAGCTAAGTAGGAAGATACCGTAAGTATATCTTATTTAGGTGCCTTGCCACTAGGTTTTAATGCAAGTGCGTTTAGATCTAGCATTCCTGCAGCACCAGTACCAATTGTTGGCCGACTGTTAGGAGCTGGCTTATCCGCTTTTACATCAATCAACTTGCGTACAGTATTACCAGTGGTTGTACCGCCTCCATATGGACGAAAGCCTTTTTCATCTTCCATTGGAACTGGTTTAGTTGCAGGTTTTGCGGCTGGCTTAGGCGTAGGTTTTGCAACTGGTTTTGATTCTGGTTTTTTAGCAAACTCTTTTTCATAATCAACTGGCATGTTCTTGGCAGCTTTTTCACGATAACGCTGTACCTTAGCCGCTCCTAAGCCCTCATTTTCTTTAATATGCTTTTGTTCGTAAATATCAATTGACGCATCGATAAAAGCCTGTTTTTGATCTTTAGGCAAGCTGCTCACAATGCGTTCCCACTCATCCCTTGCAGCAGCCTTACCCTTACGGATAGCAACATCAAATAAGTACCCACCTGCTTCTTTACCTGATTTAAATTGATTAGCCATAATCGAAAGTATAACATAGTGCAAAGTGTAGCAAAACCGTATGGAACCTATTTTCTACGGGGAGAAACAGTTTCTCCGATGGGAGAAATAGATAGAGGATAGCTGAGAATATATGGTTTGGAGTCACTACTGTGCCGTGCCAACCGGGGCACCCCCTTGCCATGCCGGGTCTAAGCCCCACCCCACCACCCCACGTGACTGTGCCCTAAATCCCGGTCTACATACATGGTGTGGACGCCCTCCGGGGTCGTTCGGTTACGTTCTTCCATTCCGATGTCGTATTATCGTTCACCTGATAATGCCCGACGAAGGCAGGTTATAGCCGAAACATCAAAACGAAGGAAACATAAAACGATGGCAACATCAACACCCGCATCAACACCCGCATCAAAACCCGCGCTAACAGTCTACGCAGGCGCGCAGGCGGCATATTCTAAGGCAATCGCGGCGATAGAATCGCACATTGCAATCGGTATGCTCATGTCGAAGTCGACAGCGAACAAAGTATTGCAACCTGTCGAAACTGCCTACATTCAAGGAATCAAGCGTCGTAAAACCACGCCTGATAACTATAAAGCGGTACTGGCAACATTGTCCGCTAAACTCGCGCCTGTATTGGATACTACCGGCAAGGATATCGACTTTGTCGCACAATCCATCAAGGGTCTCACCGCAGACGCCCTTGGAACCGCTATGTTGGGTGTAGACGGGGACGAATAGTCCCCCCAGACACCCGGTGCAATCCACCGGGTGTCACTTTTTTTCTGAAAACAAAAAACAAAAGGATAATGAGCCAATGTCATTCGCAACACACACACACACACAATCTGTTCCCTATCAAGTCGCTACGTGGACGCTAACAACCACTAAAGGTCCATACGTCATTGACGATGGTGAAACATTCGTACACCAGATGTCCAACTGGACGGACGCATACCTCTTGAAGATGCTGGCATGTGCAAGTCGTTCACACACCATCAAGCCAATCGACGTTGAAGGCGCGTATTGGATTGCACGTCATTGGAATGGTACACCTGCAACGTTCGAGTACGACAACTGCACCTTCACCAAGGGATGATGTCGGGATGTGGGGGCGAAAGCCCCCCTTTATTTTGTTATGTCCTCATTGGGTGATGCCAATGAGCTGACGAGGCCAGTCTACAGGCGAAACGTAACACAACAAAGAGGTGAATGCCATGCAATTCAATGGCTTGTTTCTGACACAAAACCGCAAGTACTCGGTTAGCATTTCGACTCCAACACCTAGCGGACAGACAACGATTACGTTGAAGAGTGCCCATGGTGAGATGGGCTTCACTGGGCACATCCTGTCGTGGGCACAACTGGAGCGCGAGATGGTATCGCTCGCCCGCATCATGGGCGCATCAGACGATGTTGACGTTGTAGCGTTGGCACGAAGGATCGGTGGCAGATGAAACAACGGCGTCACCACTGGCTAGTCCAGTTCGTGCTAGATGGCATTACGGCCATCATCATCGTTGGTGGGTTGATGTTCATGTATTGGGCGCTATCAACGCTCCCAATGCATCGATACGGTCACTAACAACTACGGGGTGGTGCTAACGTGCCACCCCAACGTGTATTCATAGGGTGATTCCTATGGACTGATGAGGCAGTCAAGCCGAAACACGTTTTACTTACTTATCAGATATCAAAACAATCAATGAGGTACCTCATGGAAAACCGT